TTATCTTTTAACCATTTCATTGATTCTCTGGAAAGGATCGCTTGATCCATAGCGGATCGTTGTTGTGCTAATTGTGTAAGTTTAGATTCGTATGCCATGTGATTATTTAGTTGAGTCCAAGGTGATCTTCCGTCATTAACATGAACTCCCAATTACGATCAGCACAATACTCAACAGCTGCTTTCCATTTGGCCTGGTTGACGCCATAGGTAGATACTTCTGTAATGTATTGCTTAGTAATTCGTTTTCTTGGTTCAGGTGGCAGAGTTTGTTTCTTGGGTTTAACTTCAATCATTAAAGTTTTAAATTTACCATCTTTAGTTTTTGATTTAACTAAAAAATCAGGGAAATAACGATGCCACTTGCCATCCACAGGAGATTTATAGGGAATTACCGTTTCTTCTGAATTCCAAGATACTATGTCTGGATTTCGGTCGAGATAATCCATAACTTTCGCCTCCCAGCTTGACCGGTAGATGATGTTTTTTGGATCCCCAACATATTTTTGAGGGTTCTTAGGTGTAAATCGTCCAGAATATGCCATAAATATATATATTCAACATCAAAAGAGATATTAATGGCCATTATATCCATCCCGAGTTCGATAGGCGGAGTAACTGTTCCTGGTCTTGCGACCAACGGTCCACTAGGAATTCTATTCAACAACCCCTTTGCAACACTCAATTTGCAATATCCTAGAGATTTGCAGTCCACCGCTCGTGGTCATTATGTTACTTTTCTAGTTAAAGATATTGTTCCTGTAGGATATGAAGGTCAGCCATTAACGAGTATTGGAGGCCTTGGTACTTTAGCTAAAAACTTTTTTGCTGCGGTAGGTTCAGCTGCCGCAGACGCTGAAGGATATTCTCCAGCAGATGAAACAAATTCACAAACTTCTGTAGATTTAACCCTCACCAAAAAAACCTATGTAGATAGAGCTTCTATTTCATTGTATATTCCCGAAACAATGAATTTTCAATATAATAATCAATACAACAGCGTTAGTCTTACAGAAATTGAGGGAAAAGCAGTAGGTGCAATATTGGGCAGTATTACATCAAAAATTCCAGGAGCCAAAGGAATTATAGGTAAAGCCATAGGTTCAGGTATTGAAGCAGCCGGTAGTGCAGCCAACATAGGATTACAAAAAGGATTGGGTGTAGCTGTTAATCCACAATTACAATTATTATATGAAGGTCTTAATTTTAGAGAATATCAATTAGCCTTTACTTTTACTCCTTATTCACAGCAAGAAGCACAAGCGGTAACCAATATCATAAAAGCTTTTAAAGAATATGCCGCACCAAGAATAGTTAATGGTGCAGGTGGTATGCTTTTTATTCCACCTGCGGTATTTCAACCAAAATTCTATTTTAATGGCCAACTTAATCCTAATGTTAATCAGGTAACTGAAAGTGTTCTTACAAGTATTGATGTTAATTATGGTCAGAATGGATGGTCTACTTTTAATGATGGTACACCAACACAAACTACATTAACAATGCAATTCCAAGAAACACAACTTCTTGATAGAAAAACTTTGATGGACGGTAATTATTAATGCAATATTTTAACACACTACCAAAGATAATTAAAACAGATGCATCTGGTACATCTGTTCTATTGACTAATTTACTGGCAAGATCCAGTATTATTCCATCATTGTTACAGAATTCTGCTTTGTATTAAGTACGACATTCAAGAAGGTGATACACCAGAATCAATTGCATACAAATATTATGGTGAATCTTATCGTTATTGGATCGTATTGTTTGCAAATCAGATTATTGACCCGCAATGGCAATGGCCGATGAATTACTTGGTATTTCAAACTTATTTAAACGACAAATATCCTTTAACTGATATATATGGAACAGTATATGAATATCAACAAATAACCACAACCATTGATTCCATAACCGATGCCGTTACAATAGAAACAATTACTATTGATCAATCCACATATACCAGTTTCATGCCAAGTACAAACTCATTTACTTTTCCCAATGGTTCTTCAGTTACAGTAACAACATCCACTAAAGCTTTGAGTATTTACGAATATGAATTAAACGCAAATGAAGCAAATAGAAAAATAAACCTCTTTAATAAAAGATATGTTGAAGAAATAGAAAATGAATTTGAATCTTTAATGAAATCCTAAACTATGGCAACATTACCAAATGATTTTAATGATATTTCAGCGCCAGCTGGTATTTTCTATCCACAAGATTTCTCTTTACAAAAGTTAGAATTTATAACTGCTTCTGGCCAGAAATTTCAAATGAAGAAGTTAATGGTTGAAATGTCTTATTATGAGGACATCTATAGTTTCTGCGTTTCTGGTTCTATAACATTGAGAGATGCTCAAGGTTTTATTGAACTCTTTCAATTGACCGGTTCCGAATACATCAATATCAATTTTGGTAAAATTAAAGGTGCAGCCAATGATGACGAACAAACATTTCATGTATATAAAGTAGGTAAAAGAATTGCAGCAGGAAATCAAAATAGTGAATATTATACATTATATTTTTGTTCCGAAGAATTATATTTGTCTGAACAATTAAAAATAAGCAAATCATTTAAAGGTCAAAAAATATCAGATATTATTACTAACATTTTAACTGATGTTCTACAAGTTAGTACAACAAAAATTGGTACCATTGAACCTACTACTGGTGTGTATAGTTTTGTAATACCTCGATTTAAACCCCTAGAAGCAATTAGTTGGTTATCAACATACGCTAGACCAACAACTGGAAACGGTTCAGATATGTTATTCTATGAAAATAGAAATGGGTTTAATTTTAGATCATTACAATCTATTTACAAAGATCCGGTTTATGCAACATACAAATATCAACAAAAAAATCTATCAGATGATTTACAATCACCACAAGATGCAGCTTCTTCTGTTTTAGATTATGAATTTGTTAAAACATATGATGCACTAGGTGATACTGCATCAGGAGTATATGCAAACCAGTTAATATCATTGGATCCGTTAACAAGAAAATCAACAACTACCAAGTTTGATTACTTGGCTTATCAAAAGGCCAACCAATCATTAAATGGCAAAGCAGTCACAAATCCATCACCTAATCGTTTAGGTATAAAACAGAATCAAGCCTCTGGTGCTGTAACAAAAGTGGCCATGTCGAATGCCGGACAAGCTCAGCAACCATACATAGCACAAGCTCCTGGTTCTGTAGGCAGTGATGTGTACATAGAAACATCAATTACAAATAGAACTGCCCAGCTGGCATTAGCAAACTATACTGTTTTAAAACTAATGATTCCTGGTGATACTGGTATTACAGCGGGAGTAATTATCAATTTCAATTTAATGACGCTGAAACCTACAAGTTCAACTAAAGGTTTAGACGCACTCTATTCCGGTAAATATTTGGTAACGGCAGTAAGGCATGTACTTGGTGACGGAGGCTCATATATAACTGTATTAGAGATAGCTAAAGATAGTAGTAAATCATCATATTCAAGTGTTAATACTAGTTCTCCAAATATACAAGCAGCATTGAAAGCCGACTAATGGAAAATTTTATAGGAAAAGATAGTTTTATTTGGTGGGTTGGTGTGATTGAAAATCGTGTGGATCCTTTAGGTGTTGGTCGTTGCCAAATTCGTATATTTGGTTGGCATACTGATAACACCGTTGAATTACCCACTATTGATTTACCTTGGGCTCATCCGATGCTGCCGATAAATAATTCGAAATCATTTCAAACACCTAAAGTTGGTGATTGGATTGTAGGATTTTTCATGGATGGCCAATCTGGCCAATTTCCAGTAATGATGGGTGTTTTACCTAGTATAAAATAAAAAATGTCAAATTTACCTAATACCGCTTCCGTAGATTCTACTGGAAAAGAAACTAATGCTCCCATTGATAATAATGTGGGTGATGGAGGAACTACATTCCCCTCTTTATCTGGTGGATTAATAGCCAACACAGCCATTTCAGTATCAAACAGTAATTTAGCTCATGTATGTGATATTACAGGCAGTATGAAATATAGTATTGCTTGGATTTCATTACAGGTAAAAGAATTGGTTGAATCTATTAGACAAGCAATTCAAACTTTATGGCAAGGAAGTTCCAGCTCTCCCTTTGGTGAAGGTGTAAGTTTAATTGTTACTGCGATTAAAAATATGGTTAATCAAATTCAACAATTAATACAAAAAGCAAAAGAAGCACAATCAGCAGTACAGGGGTATATTACGCAGTTACAACAATTGCTGGCCTATATTGCTACAATACCGGCTAGAATTGCAACAGTTTTAAAAGATTGTATAAGTGAAGCAACGGCATCTATTAGTAATGCTATTTCTAATGCACAAACAATTGTAGATTCACAATCAAGTGGTGCATTGGCAACCGCAACTACTA